TTAAGGAGATTTAAAAATGGCATTTACAGCAGCAGCTGGTTATGGTAATCTTCCTAACGGTAATTTTAGTCCTATTATTTACAGCAAACAGGTTCAACTTGCATTTCGCAAGGGGTCTGTCGTTGAAGCTATCACTAACAGTGATTACTTCGGTGAGATTGCTAATATGGGCGATTCCGTTAAGGTTATTAAAGAACCAGAAATAACAGTCAAGGAATATGCAAGAGGAACAGCAATTACTCCTCAAGACCTTGATGACGAAGAATTTTCACTTACTATTGACAAAGCTAATTACTTTGCATTTAAAGTGGATGATATTGAAGAGGCTCACTCTCATATTAACTTTCAACAGTTAGCATCAGATAGAGCAGCTTATAGACTAGCCGACCAATTTGACCAAGATGTACTTGGTTATATGTCAGGTTTTAAGCAATCAGCTATACACGGTGCACCTGATACAGCTAATACTACCACTAACGGTACTGTTGCTGTTTCAACTGCAGGTTCTGACGAACTCTTATCATCAATGAAAGTTGATGCTTCAGACTTCGGTGGTTCAGCAGGTGACGCTGTGGCTATCTTACCAAGAACAGGTGGAGCTACAACTGCTGCTCCTGCAAACGGTGATAGACACCCATTAACTGTTATTGCTAGAATGTCTAGACTATTAGACCAACAGAATGTTGACACTAATGGTAGATGGTTAGTATTAGACCCTGTATTTATAGAAGTACTAAAGGATGAAGATTCAAGATTATTTGATGCAGACTTTGGTGGTACTGGACTACAGAATGGTTTAATCCTAAACAACCTACATGGTTTCAAGGTTTATCAGTCAAACAATTTACCAGCAATTGGAAGCGGACCATCTAATACAGGTGCGAACAGTGCTACTGACTTTGGTATAATTGTTGCTGGTCATTCTTCATCAGTAGCTACTGCCGAGCAAATCAACAAGACAGAGACTTACAGAGACCCTGATTCTTTTGCTGATATTGTTCGTGGTATGCATTTGTACGGTAGAAAGATACTTCGCCCAGAAGCAATCGCTACTTGTGCTTATCACTTAGCGTAAAGGGAGGACTGAAACATGGCTGCTGGAACAATTTCCACATTAGTCTCTTCTGTAAGAGGTTCTTCTGCAAGAGGTAGACAACCATATTTCGTTGAGAATACAATTGACATTGCCGCTGCAGTAGCAGCAAAAGGTGGTGTTCTTGAAGCTAACGAAATAATTCAGGCAATTACTGTACCTGCAAACACTATGATTTTAACTGCTGGTTTTGAAGTAACAACCACAGTTGATGCTGCTGCCGATGGCAATACAGCTAATCTTGGTGTAACAGGTGTTGATGTAACTCGCTTTGTCGCTGCTTTTGACATTGATGATGATGCATCTCCTGCTGGTACATATGCAACTCAAGCAGATGGTTCTGCACCTATTATCATAGGCTCAACTGCTGACACCATAGACTTTGAATTACAAGCTACTACTACAGCACCGACAACTGGAGCAATCCGTGTGTTCGCTGTATTAATGGACATTGATGGTCTAGGTGACATGGGAGCTAATGAAGTAGACAGAGACACTTTAGCTTAAATCATATATAAGGGAGCAGGGCAACTTGCTCTCTTATTTTACTTAGGAATTATTATGGCAGAAAACTACCTAACATTAACAAATAAAGTCATAGCAAGGTTGAATGAGGTTGCATTAACTTCAGCAACCTTTTCTAATGCTAGGGGTATACAAGTTCAATGCCAAAACGCTGTAAATGAAGCTATAAGATATATAAATCAAAAAGAATTTCAATATCCTTTCAACCATGCTACTGATACTAAAATATTAATAGCAGGAGTAGTTAGATATTCTGTACCTACTACAACTAAAACTATAGATTATAATACATTTAGAATTATTAAAGATTCTACTTTAGGCATAGCAGGTGGCAACTTAAAAATATTAAATTATAATGACTACGTTAATAATTTTATTACACAAGAAGATGAAATAAATAGTACAACAACAAGTACAACACACACAGATAGCGTAACAACTATAACGGTTGTAAGTACTACAGGTTTTGATAATGCGGGTACTTTGTTTATAGGTAATGAAGAGATTACGTATACAGGAACTACAGGCACAACTTTTACAGGATGCACAAGAGGTGCGGGTGGTACTACAGCAGCTTCAATCGATAGTGGTGTTACGGTAACACAGTTTGATGGTGGTGGTGTTCCTGAGTTTGTTATAAGAACCCCTGATAATAATTATCTTTTATATCCGTTTCCAAAAAAATCTTATACTATTAAATATGATTATTTTTCATTCCCTGCTGACTTGTCTGCCTTTGACGATGTAACAACAGTACCTGATAGGTTTGCAGCTGTTATAGTAGATGGTGCAACAGCATTTGTTTATCAGTATAGAGGTGAAACGCAACAGTATCAATTAAATTTTGGAAGATTTGAGCAGGGCATAAAGAATATCCAAACACTATTAGTTAATAGATTTGATTATGTGAGGTCTACCTATATACCACAATCAGGTTCTGGAAGTAATAGTTCTACACTAAATTTAAGAGTAAGCTAATATGGCAGACCAATCTCAAACAGTGCCTTCAGCATTTACTTGTGAAGGTGGTTTAGTATTAAACAAATCTACATTTATGATGCAACCGGGTGAGGCATTAGAACTAGAAAACTTTGAGCCTGACATAACAGGTGGCTACAGAAGAATAAATGGCTACTCTAAATATGTAGATGCAGTTGTACCACAGACAGCATCCTCTACTGAAAAAGTGCTCATGGTTGTTACTTTCGGCAGTAAAGTGTTAGCAGCTAGAGGTGAAAGCATTTATAGTGCAGACCCGGGTGGTTCATCTTGGACTAGCATAGATAGTGGTAGAACAAATGCAGGTAAGTATAGGTTTGAGAGATACAACTTTGATGGTACAGATAAGTTAATAGTTGTTGATGGCACTAATGCACCAACAATATTTAATTCATCTTTAACAGCTTCAGATGTAGGAGCAGCTTCAGTAGCAGGTGCTAAACATGTAGCTGCTTTTAGAGACCATATGTTTTACTCAGGTATGTCTAGCACACCACAAGAACTAGTGTTTAGTAAACCTTTTGATGAAGATAACTTTTCAAGTGGTTCAGGTTCAGGTAGTATCGCAGTTGATGATAATATTGTAGGCATCAAAGTTTTCCGAGATAACTTGTTTATCTTTTGTGAAAATAGAATATTTAAGTTAGCAGGTTCTTCTGTTTCAGACTTTGCTATACAAGATGTAACAAGAGACATAGGATGTATAAATGGTGACACGATTCAAGAATTTGCTGGTGACCTTATCTTTCTTGGTCCTGATGGCTTGCGTACCATCGCAGGTACAACTAGAATTGGTGACGTGGAGTTGGGCACTATAAGCTCTAACGTGCAGTCTATATTTAATGATAACATAGCTAGTGCATCAGAATTTGATAGCACGGTTATACCTGACAAAACACAATATAGAATATTTTTTACTAAGAGTGGAACATTAGAAACACAAACAAAGGGTGTGATTTGTGTTCTTAAAGGACAAAGATTTGAGTTTGCTGAGATTAGAGGAATAAAACCTGCTTCAACTGACCACTTTGTAGATGAAGGTAATGTTATAGTTTTACACGGTGGGTATGAAGATGGTTACATTTATAGACAAGAATCAGGCGATACATTTGATGGTGTAAATATAGCTGGTAAATATAGAAGTCCAGACTTAACTTTTAATGACCCGGGTATAAGAAAACATATGCAAAGGGTTATTATTAACTATAAACCGGAATCAACAGTAGATGCTGATTTATTTTTAAGGTATGACTATGAAGCATCTGACTCATCTAGACCTGCAGCATACCCTTTAGACTCAGGCGATGTTGTTGCTATATATGGAACATCCGTTTATGGAGTACCTACATATGGTGGAGCTGCACAACCTTTAGTTAGACAAGCCGTAGAAGGTTCAGGTTTTGCTGTAGCATTAAGAGTTAGAGATGGAACAGGAAGTGCACCTTATTCACTTAAAGGTTTTCAGCTAGAATATCAATTAGGAGCAAGAAGATAAATGGGAGCTACATACACTAGACAATCCTCGTACACAGATGGAGATATAATCACTGCGGCTCATACCAATGATGAGTTCAATCAGTTATTAGCTGCCTTCGCCGCAAGTACAGGACATACCCATGATGGTACGACTGCTGAAGGTGGTCCTATCACTAAGATGCTTGGCACATCTCTTACACTAGGAGATGGCACAGCAGGTACAGATATTACAGTTACATTTGATGGTGAGTCAAATGATGGTGTCCTTAAATGGATGGAAGACGAGGATTATTTTGAATTTAGTGATGACATACTTATCGCTTCTACAGAGAAGCTACAATTCAGAGACACAGCTTTATACATCAATTCAAGTGCCGATGGACAACTTGACATTGTTGCCGACACAGAAGTCCAAATAGCTGCACCAACAATTGACATAAATGGTGATGCAGATGTATCAGGTACACTAACATATGGTAGCTTGTCTGATGGCTCTATAACTATTACAGCATTTGTAGATGAAGATGATATGACATCTGATAGTGCTACTCTTGTACCTACACAGCAGTCTGTAAAGGCATATGTAGATGCACAGGTAACTGCTCAAGACCTAGACTTCCAAGCAGATAGTGGTGGTGCATTAAACATAGACTTAGATAGTGAGACACTTACTCTCACAGGTGGTACAGGTATTGATACAAGTGGTAGTTCTAATACTGTTACCTTTGCAATAGATTCTACTGTAGCTACATTAACAGGTTCACAAACACTTACTAATAAAACAATAGACGTAGACAATAATACTGTTTCTAACATTGAAGTTGACAATCTTAAATCAGGTGTACTAGACACAGACTTATCTTCTGTATCAGGTAGTGACGATACACTAGCTTCTGCAAAGGCTATTAAGACTTATGTAGACTCACAAGTAACTGCACAGGACTTAGACTTTCAGGGTGACTCAGGTGGAGCATTAAGCATTGACTTAGACAGCGAAACTTTAGACATTGCAGGTGGTACAGGTATTGATACTTCAGGTTCAGGTAATACACTTACTGTAGCTATTGATAGCACAGTTACTACACTTACAGGAACACAAACACTTACAAATAAAACACTTACTACTCCTGTCATAAGTAGTATAACAAACTCAGGTACTATTACATTACCAACAGCTTCAGACACATTAGTTGGTAGAGCTACGACTGATACACTAACTAACAAAACTATTGATGCTGATAGCAACACAGTCTCTAATATTGAGGTAGATAACTTTAAAGCTAGTGCTGTTGTTCTTGAATCAGAAGGTATTGCTTCTAATGACAATGATACATCATTACCTACATCAGCAGCTGTTAAGGATTATGTAGATACACAACTCACTGCTGAAGATTTAGATATTACAACAGACAGTGGTACAATTGCAATTGACCTTGATAGTGAGACATTAACTGTTGCAGGAACATCTAATGAGATTGAGACAAGTGCAACAGGTAACATAGTAACAATCGGATTACCAAACTCTGTTACTATAAGTGGTACTTCAACAGCTACTACATTTAGTGGTGACTTAAATGGTACAATTAATACTGCTACTACAGCTACTACACAAACAGCAGGAACAAATAATACATTAGTTGCTACCACAGCCTTTGCTGTTACGGAAGCAAATAACTCAGCAGTAGCAATGGCAATTGCTCTAGGATAAGAAAATACTTGACAAATAAAGCAAAACCGAGTATAATTATATAACATAAGGAAAAGGAAATGGCAAACGCATTTTTATCAGAAACTGATACAGGAATTGGTACATCACCTGCTACTATACTAACATGTGGTGCTTCAACTGAAACTACCATTATCGGTCTTAGTATCTCCAATATAGTCACAAGTCAAATCACTGTAGATGTACAGCTTGATGCTTCAGGTCGTACTAGTGGTGCAGAAGACAGCGTGTACTTAGTTAAAGCGGCACCTATACCTGCAGGTGGTTCATTGGTAGTTGTAGGTGGAGACCAAAAGGTTGTGCTAGAACCGGGTGATGCAGTTAAAGTTACATCTAGTCAAGCATCTTCTGCTGACGTTGTTCTAAGTCATCTTGATATTACATAAGGGGTAGCGTATGACATACGTAGGAAAAAAACCTGCTGACATTATTGCAACTGCTGTTGACACAACTACAGGTACGTTTAGTGGTGACCTAACAGTAGACACAAGCACACTTTATGTAGACTCAGCTAACAATAGGGTTGGTATTGGTACTAGTAGTCCATCAACTATTCTAACAGTTTCAAGTGGTGCTTCTTCTGCTTCAGTACATTCTTATTCTAATTTAGAAATTGAAAGCTCTTCACACTCTGCATTACAGTTCTCTGGTAGCACAG